CGCGTTGTATGTTGCAGGAATGCCAGCACTAATGCTGATTGTTGTTCCTGCGATTGTTTGAATTGCCATTTTGTTTCTCCTTAATGGTGATTGTTAAATTTTACCCGCAATTATCTGTATGATTGCGGATATTGTTTTCTGTTTCTGTTGCGCCTGTAATGTCACCACTTGGCTTGATGTATTTATCAGGAAAGTTGCCAATGGTGAAAATATAAAACGCGATGTATTAATGGCGGTTGGCATTATCTAACGCCTAAACTCCGTAGTTTTTGTGCCACATACTTAGCCACAAAGCTATAACCTAAAGTGTTTAAATGCGTATATTGTGGATAACTAACCTCTCCCCACCTTTCGCCAGCTACGATGTACGGGTCTAATTGATAGAAATCATCCTCGTTAAACGTTTGCATTAAAAAGGGACTACCAGCAGGGCGAACATCTACAACACCGCTAAACCCATAGGTTTTATATTTGCTTTTCATTTCATCGTTGTACGCGATTAGCTGAGCATTACAATTAGGTATGCTACCAAATACACCAGATAATCTGCGAGGCAGAGTTAAAATATTGTAAACTTCCCATGTTGGATTAACAGCTTTTAAAGCGTCTACATATAGTTTAGCATCGGCACAAGACTGCACACCTGTACGTCCGCGTCCGCAAATATTATTTGTACCTTCCCAAGTAAATAAAATATTTCTTTTACCAGCTTGGAACATACTATTAATGTTTGTTATATGAGAAAGACGCATGCCTTCCCAGTTAATAGCGTTTTCGGCTCCAGACCTTACTGTAAAACCTTTTCCTTGTAAGGGTGGTTTAGCTATTACTTGAGCAGGCATGTTGTTACCCACGCCACTGTTAAAGCCTACAATTAAACTATTCCCATCCCAAACTATATTATGAGTAGCTGTCTGATAGTTTGGAACTCCTTTTTGAGCAATGAACATAATTAAGCGATTCCAAAGTATGTTTTTTGGTTATTTCCAATATTGACAGCGTTTGCGCTGGTATCTGTTGGGTAAATAATAACCTCAGAAATTGCCCCATTCCAAAAACTACTTCTTGTTGGGTCAATACCTTGGTAACAACCAATCGCAGTAAATGGGGGGCTAGTATTTGAAGAATTTCCTGTAGCTGCTGTTCCAGAAAACACTGACGTTCCATTTTGATATATTGTTGACGCGCCATCAACAAAGTCATGCACTGCAGCTAATTGCATTAAAGTTGTTGGATGGTCAACAGTTGCTTCTAAAGCTGTTTGTGCATCAGCATCTAATCTACGATATGCAGAACGTAGTCTATTAGCATTTGTTGTAGACCTTCCTAAATTGAATCTAGTTGATGAGCCAGCATCATTAGTTCCTGAGTAGAAAATATTCATACCTACGGCAGTAGTAACGGATGTCTGTGCTACAGCGTAAGCACAGAAAGCGGCGGCATTTGCTAAGTTTCCAGTTACTGAAAGAATAGTCAAATAATCGTCTGTACCGTCAAATATAATTGCTGGTTTAGAGTTGCGTGTTTGTAGCGTTCCTGAAGATACGATTTTTGGGTAATATGCTAGAACTGACGGATGTGGTGTAGCATCTTTGGTATTACCAGACTGGTCATACCATTTTGTAATAAACCCGTCTCCTGCTCCAACAAAAGTAGTCAAAGCTGAGGTATCTAAATCATCGCCAACAAAACCAATATCTAACTCGGCTGCATCACTAGAACGTCTAACTCTAATGGCACTACCAGAATATGCTGTACGAAGTTTACGTAAGCCAAAAGCCATCTGTGCGCCTGTGTATGTATCTAAAACTGGAGTAGCCCCAGAGCTTGTTGTACTTCCTGATACTGTTGAACTAGGTGTTCCTGTACCAACGGCATTAATAGCTGACACTCGATAATCGTATGGTGTTGAAGCTGTTAAACCAGTTACTGTAGCACTTGTCGCTGTGCTTGTGCCGTCACTAAATGTTAGCCATGTACCACTTGCAGAAGCTTTATATTCAACTAAGTAATCAGTAATAGCTGAGCCACCATTAGAAGGCGCTGTCCATGTTAACGGTTGTGTAGTGCTTTTTGGTGTGCCGAGTGTTAAGCCTGTCACTTGTGCTGGTGCTGTAGCACTAGCGCTTGTGGTTGCGTTTACACTAGCACTATAAGCACCTGTGCCAATAGCATTTACAGCCGCAACACGGTAGTAGTAAAGCGTTGAAGAGGAAAGACCAGTTACTGTTGCGCTTGTTGCGGTAGATGTGCCATCCGCAAACGTTGTCCAGTTTGTGTTATCAGTTGAGCTTTGAACAATGTAATCAGTAATCGCACTACCATTAGCGCTTGGCGCTGTCCAAGTCAATGCTTGTGTTGAATTTGTTGTGCTACCTAAAGTCAATCCTGTAACTTGTGAAGGCACTGCCGCCACGTTGTTAGTAATCGCTCTTGCTGTAATCGCCGCTAAGTTATTGCCAGCCAAATCACGCACAGCACCTGGCGCCTTAACTTATACAAACATTGGGAATATAAGCGACGGCGGCGAGCATGGTATTGAATATAATATTGTTACTTTTAACGCTATTGATAAAAGATACACTCAAAAATTTAAATCATCTTTTGATTATGGGTTGAAAACACTAGAAATAGCTTATGACCCTACAGATGGCGGGGCTGTTTTATTAAGAAGTGGCTCAACTTCTTTAAATGATTATGCTTTTAAAATCACATACCAAGATGGAACAGTTGAATATTTTAGTGCAAAAGTGAGATCATTTAATCGAACAGTAGGTACTGTTAACAGCATGAGAATGATTACTGTAGCGTTAGACATAACAGATTTGATAGACGGCATTGAAAGTTATTTTTTAAGTGGTACAGATATGTTACTTGCTGGTACAGGCGAGTTATTATTAATAGGATAGACAAAGATGGCAAATAAAACCATATCAGAATTAACAAACGCCGCCTTACCGTTGGCGGGAACAGATAAGACAATCGTATCGAGAGACGGTGTAACACTCAATGATGTTCTGTTAAGTGATTTAAAATCTTACATTGGAACAAGTGGTTTTGTTTCAACGGCATTTAGCACTACTTTATCATTTGATGGTGTTAATAAAGAGATGATTCAACAAGCCGTAACAGGCGCTTTGGCTTTTATTTCGAGCGGATCAACATTAGGCACTCAAATTAATATGTGCTTAGTCGCAAACGGTACGAATGTACCAACATTTGCAACAAACTTTAAAGAAGCGACAGGCTCAAGCGGATACGACAACACGGCGAATGTTAAAAATTATTTTCAATTTATTTATTCAAACAACCGTGTTTTATATAGTACATTTCAAGAAGTTGGCGACACAGGCGTAGTTGAAACTTTACCAGTTAACACCGTCGCACCAGTTCTCAGCGCTGTAACAGTAGGTGGCGCATTATCATGCACTAACGGTACATGGACAGGCAATCCAACACCAACATACACACAACAATTTAAACTTGATGGCGTAAACATTGCGTCAAATTACACAGTGGTTTCTGGCGACGTAGGTAAAGTTGTAACGTGTGTGGTTACAGCTACGAACACAGTTGGCGCTGTCAACGCAACCTCTAATAGCCAAACAGTTGCAGCAAGTGCAACAGCGCCAGCGCAAGTAACAGGATTAACACTCGGCACGCCAACAAGCACAACTCAACCATTAACATGGACAGCGCCTTCTAATGGTGGCTCTGCTATTACTGATTACTTAGTTGAGTACAAAGCAACATCAAGCGGAACATGGCTAACATTTAGTGATGGTACAAGCACAACAGCAAGCGCAACTGTCACAGGCTTAACGGCTTCAACATCATACGATTATCGCGTATCTGCGATTAATGCGATTGGTACAGGTACAGCAAGTGCGACAGGCACAGGAAGTACGACAAGCGCGGCTGCACCATTGCTATTACTCCACATGGATGGTACTAACGGCTCAACAACTTTCACAGATAGCTCAACATTTGGTCGTACAGTTACGCCAAACGGCGGTGCTGATATAACAACAGCAGAAAGCGTGTTCGGTGGCGCTTCTGCTAATTTAGTTGCATCTGGTAGATACCTAGAATTAGGCACACAGTCTGATTTTAACTTTACATCTAATGTTTTCACTATAGAGTTTTGGACTAAACAAACGAGTACAGCTACAAATGCAAGATTTGTTACTACGGGTCTTGGATCTACTACGACTGGCAGTTTTATTATAGGGAACTTCACGGCTGGATTTGGTGTGGTCTCTGCAAATAATCATCATTTTACAGTCACTACGGCAGAATTCACCCCAATCGCAACTATGGTCGGGGTATGGACTCATATACGTGTAGTTGCTAACGGAACAACAATCTCCCTATATCGTGACGGGGTAAGAGTAGGTAACTCTGCGACATTAACAGGTCAGCCCATCAATATTAATGCTGGAAACTTTACACATATAGGCAGAGAGATTGCTGGCACTGGAGTTTCTTGTCAAGCGTATATTGATGAATTTGCAATTTGGAATGTTGCGCTGAATACTGGCAACTTTACACCGCCTGTAGCACCATATTAAAGGAAAAGCATTATGTTATTTTTCTCAAATAGTGGCGCTAGAGGGTTAATTAGATACTTACCACAAGCGATTAATCCTTCAATTGGTAGTCCTGTTTCAACAACTATTAACGGTGCGCCTGTAATACAGTTAAGAGATGGAAATACTGATGGTGTGACGTTAGAACCAATTGGTGTAATTGGTAAAGCTTACGAAGTGTTTATTTACTTATCAACATCTGGCTCAAATGGCGCGAGATTGGGCGGTAAGTTAGAATTTACAACGAACGGAACATTGCCGAGCGGTGGAAATACAAATTATTTCAATATCAATGTTCCTTCTGGCTCGATAAGTAAACACCAATTAACTTTTGGCATTCATAGAGTTAATACAAATTTTAGGCATTTATTGACTTTTGTACGTGCTGGCGCTGACGGCTCAGATACGAACACATCAACAATTAATATTCATAAAATTGAATTAGTGCCGATTGAAAACATTAGAAACGCGAATGTATCAGATGCTGGGACTATCACTCCAACAATTTATCCAACACCTTTTAACGGTGAAACTGTGTGGCAATTACCATCTCTATACACGCCAATAATGAGCAGTTCTAATTTTGTTTATTTAACTCAAGCGGTAACAATAACAGGAGTTCAGCAAACAAGATTATGTAAGTTGAATAAAAGTGATTTAACAACTATTCAAGATGTTCAAACACTAAATATTGCGCATGACGGAATCAAAGGGCATAGAGGGGCATCTGTAATTATTGACGAAAATGGAACAGTCATAACACATCCTGCATCACATCAAACACCTTGGAGTGGTAAGAAAGCTTCTAGTGAAGATATTAGTTCGCTTTCTGCAATATCGACGCCAGTCGGGTTGAACACATGGGCTTCTTATAGGAGATTTTTTAAAAATCCTTATAACAATGAGGTTTGGATGAGTGTTAGAGGGAATGATTTTTCAGCGAGTATTTATAAGTGGAACGGGGAGTCATTCGACAGAAAGCCGAATGGCAGCTTTTTAGCTGGGGATACTTCAAACGGTTTTGGTAGCTATGGGATGGAGATAGCCTTTGCAAACGCAACAGAAATTTACGTGACAACAGAATGGATGCAAGGAACTTCTGGTTATCCACGACGTAATATATCTATTTTAAAAAGCACCGACGATGGCGCAACATGGTACACGCTAGATGGCAAGTTATGCAAAATGCCACAAATGCCAAATCAGGATGGTGTAATCGCTTTTCCAAGCCGAAATAATTATGACGATGTTGCAATGGCTAGAATTGCTATTGGAGCAGATAAGCTGCCTATTTTGTTTGGTGATTGGGGTCATGCTTATGATAATAAAAGGTCATTGTGGATGGCAAAATGGAATCCACAAAGAGGTCGTTTTGATAGAAAAATGTTAGACGTACCAAGCGCCGCTAATGAAAACATTGCAGCGCCTTACGTTATTTATAATTCTGATGGGAAAATATTAGTTAGTTACGCGTCAACAGCTGACCATACGTTTGTAAATGTTGGCGGCGGTGCTGGGTCTGAAAAAGTGCCAGTTAACAATTTTCAAAGATTATTAGTTTCAACTGATAGCGGTAATTCATGGAGAAAATATACAATAAATCATATTGTCGGTGGTTATGGGACGATGTATTTAGATGAACACGCTTTTAGAAATGATAATATTATCAGAGCCTTGCCTCTAGTTGGCTCAGACCCTACACGCTCTGAAATTTGGACTTTTGATATTCCATCGTAGGGTTACAAACAATGCCAACCGCCATTGAAACAGAAAGCCCAATAGGTGTTTTTACAATCGGGAATTTTCCTGATAAATACATCAAGCCAAGTGGTGACATTACAGGCGCAACAGATACCGCGAGAATTAACGCTGCATTAAGTCAAAAAGGCACGTTTATATTTGATGATAATGGTGATTATTCAACTAACAACACAGTGACAATTGACCCTACTAGCGTTTATTTTCAAGGCAATGGTTCAGTATTTAACGCTAAACATAATGGCGTAGCATTTAAGATTGATTCTACAGGTTCAACTAATTACAAACGTGCTAAAGGTCGTAGTATTGGTGACTTTGCAGTGCGCGGCAATGGTAGCGCAACAAGCAATGGGTTATTGCTAGATACTCCAATTGGCGGTGATAGGTCTAGTTCACCATCTATTAATAACGTGTGTATTGAAAACTTTAATGTAGGCGTAAAGATAGGCACAAACGCTTACTTGGTAACTTTGCGTGATGTAGATATTGGCTGGTGTGCAACTGGACTACAACGTTTAGTCTTTTCCAACAATGGAGAGCAAATCCTATACGAAGGCGGCTCTATTTTCAATGGCGGTCGCGCCTTTTGGTTTGGTGCGCCTAATGGTGAATTACGCTTAGTTGGTACTAGCTTGGACTATAACCAACAAATCGGTTACACAGACGCAATTGTTGAGGCTCACGGCTGCCATTTTGAAAGTGGCTCTAACCAAACAACATTAAAACGCCAATTTGAAGTAGATAACGGCGGAACAATGACGTTTATTGGTGGCGATTGTGGCTTAGTTGATTGGAATGGTGGCGCGATTAATCTTGCTAAACCGCCAGCGCCAAACTTGTTCACTGTATGGGGTCAAGGTGGTGCTTATTATGATTACGGTTTGAAATGTAATTTTGCACAACACTTTACAGACAAGCTTTGTAATATTGAAAATGGATATTTTAGACCAACAATGGGCGCTTATAACGCTTATGCACCTAAAAGCGCAAACGTGGCATTAATAGCAACGGTTACAGCATCAAGTACACATAGTTCATCTTATGCAGTTTCAACAATTAATAACGGTGATAGAGCAGGTAAAAATTGGGGGGTAAGCGGTGGATGGAATGATGCAACACATAACACGTTGCCTGACTTTGTAACGTTTAAATTCAAATCACCATGGTTGGTTAAACGTGTTGTTTTGGTAAGCGTACAAGATAATTATCAATCACCAATCGAACCGACTAAAACATTAACATTCACAAAATACGGAATTGTTGATTTTAAAATTCAACACTTAGTTTCTGGTAATTGGGTAGATTTAGCAACGATTACGAATAACAATTTAGTCATGCGCGAGATTGATATAACGCCAACATTGATTACTGATTTACGAGTATTCATCACTAAAACAGTCGATGGATGGTCGCGGGTTGTTGAATTAGAGGCATGGACATAGGAATACAGATAATTGCGGGTAAAATTTAACAATCACCATTAAGGAGAAACAAAATGGCAATTCAAACAATCGCAGGAACAACAATCAGCATTAGCGCTGGCATTCCTGCAACATACAACGCGGCTGGTTACGCAGCATTGACATACACTGTCATTGGTAACATCGAAGATGGTGGCGAACATGGTCGTGAATATAACATCGTTACATTCCAATCTATTGACAAACGTATTACACAAAAATTTAAAGGTTCGTATGACGAAGGTGATAAAACACTTTCTATTGCTTACGATCCGTCAGATGCAGGTATGGTATTGCTTAAAACAGCTTTGCTTTCAGACGCAGACTACTCTTTCAAAGTTACTTACCAAGACGGTAAAGATGACTACTTCCCTGCTAAAGTAACTTCATTGCGTAAAGCAACTGGTGGCGTAGATACAATGGCAATGGTAAACGTAACATTGGCTATTACTTCAAGCTCTACAGGTATTGGTGTAGTTGAAGACTTAGCATAACGCTTTTGGGCTAGGCGTAAGCGACAAGTGATGTTCCCGTTCATCATGCCCAAATCTTTTTAAAAACGGAAAATTAAACGGAGAAAATAATGAGTAAATTTGATTTATCGAAATATGAATTAGCGGACACTTCATTGTGTCATATTAAAGTGCGTGGCGAACCAATGTTGGGCGTTGATGATTTACCTGTAAGCATTGAGCTTTACGGTGTAGGCACACCAGAACATACAAAGGCGCAAGCTAAGTTCCGTAAGTCTATTTCTGTAAGTGGCAATAAAGCATTGCAATCAGAAGAACAAGCATTAAAAGATTGGTCGGAATATTTGGCTGGTTGCACTAAGGCAATTAATAACTTTCCAATTGAACCTTTTGAATTGTATAGCAATTTAAAATTTAGCTATATCACTGACCAAGTGACTACACAGCTAGGCGAGAAAGAAAGTTTTTTGAAAATCTAGCTAGTGAAACAATCACGTATGTTCGATTCATGGTGTGGATTCATGCCACACCTGAAAAAGACCAATTCACTAGATTAGAGAATTTTCAGTTTGAAGGTAAACAAGTAATTTACCCAGAAATAACAAATAATTACTTAGTAAAAATATTGTATGAAGACTTAGGGGCTTGCACTGTTACAGGTAACGGTCTAGCCCCTTTATCTTGGCAAGAGATAGAAAGTTGGCAAAGGCAAGTAGGTATTGAATTAACGCCATTTGAAATTAATACGTTAAAGAAAGCAAGCGAAGCGTATGTATCTCAAACAGTGTTTAGCCGTGACCCTAAATGCTTGCCGCCTGTAAAAGAAGTCATAGTCGATGTAGCAGACGATAAAGTCGAAAAAATTAAGAGCTTGTTAAGGAGTAAAAATGGCGACTGATGTTGGCGCGTTACAGATTAAGATTTTTGCAGGAATATCACAACTACAATCCGACATGGACAAAGCCAATCGGGTTGTAGGTCAATTCGCGTCTAAAACAGAAGCTACTCTAGGTCGTGTCAATAGTGCATTTAAAGGATTGGCGGCAGGTGTCACATTAACCGCCGTTAAGCGCATGGCTGACGAGTATGCTAAATTTGATACTCAGTTAAAGTTAGCAACTAAATCAACTAGCGAGTACGCTAAAGCTTATCAGTCTGTAGTAAATATTGCCAAAGCTTCTCAATCAGATATCGGTGCGATTGGTAATCTTTACGCACGTATCACACGTAATAGTCGTAGCGCAGGAACATCACAAGCAGATGTAGCAAAAATCACTGAAACAGTCTCATTAGCATTACGTGTATCAAACGCAAGCGCACAAGAAACATCATCCACCATGCTTCAACTATCTCAAGCGTTTGGTAGTGGTGCATTGATGGGTCAAGAGTTTATGGCAGTGGCAGAAGGTGCGCCAATGTTGTTAGAACAGCTAGCTAAGTCAATGAACGTGCCTTATGAATCATTACGTAAGCTAAGAGAAGAAGGCAAGCTCACAAGCGCTCAGATGCTTAAAGCATTTACTGACCCTGCTTTCTTAGAATCGCTCCGCGCACAAGCACAAGAAATTCGCACCATTGGCGCTGCTCAAACATACTTTATCAATCAGCTTAAATTATTTATTGGTGAGAACGATAAAGCAGTCGGTGCTAGTCGTGCGCTGGCAAACATTATTAAATTCGCGGCTGACCAATTTGAATATCTAGCAAGTATTGCTGTAGCTTACGCCATTAAGCAACTGGTCAATTATGGCAAAGCACGTATGGCGTCAATGACACAAGAGCAAATGGTTTCCCGTCAAATGGTTGCTAATATTACCTTACAAAAACAAGCAGATGATGCTAAAACTGCTGCTTTAATCGCAAACATGGAAAAAGAAATGTCCATGAACAAATTGCGGTTATTGAATAGTCAGGCTGTGATTAAATCAAAAATAGATGAACTTAACGCCATTATTGCTGTATCTGCTGGTACTGCAAAAGAGGCTACAGCACTCAAAGCATTAGAAGCACAAAAACTTAAATTGATGGCTGTAGAATCACGCTTGCACACCTTACAAGCAGTAGGTGGCGTAAACATGGCTAATAATGCCGCCGCTACAACATTAATGGCAAGTAAAATCGTAAGTGCTACTACAGCGATGACCACGATGCAACGCGTGGCAGGACTTGCTACACCAGTTGTTCGCGGGCTAGGTTTGGCAATTAGTGCGATGGGTGGATGGGTTGGCATTGCGATTACTGGCTTAATTTTATTTGGCGATAAGTTATGGGAAGCTACAAAGCGTGTCATTGGATTAACAGGTGAGCTTCAAAAATACAATGAAATACGCGAAAAAGCAAATAAACTAAATGATATTGGTGTAAAAGCTGATGATCCTTTTGCAGAACAAAAACAAAAGATTGCTGATACTCGCAATACTTTAAAACAAAATTTAGAAGATATTACTAAATATCAAAACGCATTAAAAAATGGTGGCTCTGGATTGTCATTAGCAGAAGGTTACTCAATGAGTAAAGGCGGTCGCTTATATCCTAAACTTGTTGAGCAACAAATCAACGCTATCAATCAACGTATTAAAGAAAACGTAGGTTTAATATCTGATTATCAGTCACAAATTGACGCTGTAGGTACAACAAGCTCTAACAGCAACAAAACAGCCATTGATAGCTACAACCAATTAAGTTCATCTATCAAAACAGTTACCAGCGTAATGGCTGAGTATAAAACTAAGATTGATGAAATTAAGAAAGCGGGTGAATTAGCTGGTGCTTCACAAGCAAGTATTGCTGAGAACGTCAAAGCCTTAGAGCGTGAACGTGAGAAAGAATTAAAATCTTTAAAACAAAAAAGAGAATTAACTGATGCTGAAAAAGCAGCGCAAGAAGAATTAGACCGTATCGAAAAAAATCGTGTTAATGCTATGCAAGAAATTAACGACATGATTAGCATTAGAACAATGATGACAAAAGACGGCATGGATATTGAAGAAGCAAAATTCCGTGTTGAGAAAAATAGAGAAGGTTTAAGCCGTGAAGTAGTAAATTGGCTATTAAAAGAAAAATCAATCCAAGAAGGCATCTTAGAACAGCTACAAGAAAAACAAGAATATGTAAAACGTTACATTGAAATGAACATTGAGGCTGAGAAAGACCGCTTGCGTGGCATTGAAGAAAACGCAAAAGCATGGCGTGAATGGGATGACGAAAGCATCCGTAGAACACAAGACGCAGAAGAAGAAAAACGCAAGCAATACGAGAAGTCTGCTGATACATTGCAATCATCTATTACTGATGCTTTGTTGCGTGGCTTTGAGCGTGGTAAATCAATCGCTGACAACTTTAAAACAACATTGAAAAATATGTTTAAGACATTGGTATTACAACCAATGATTAACTTCGCTACAGCGCCATTAGCTAAAGCGTTAGCTGGTATTAGCGGTGGGTTATTTGGCACTAATGCTGTAGCTAGTGAAGGCGGATCATCTTTTGGTGTAAGCGATATTAAAAGTCTATTCGATAGCTTTAGCTCAGACGGTTTACAACGGAGTGTTGAGCAGTTAGGTGTCAATATTGATTCACTAGGTTTTAGTAAACTTGGCGGCGCAATCGGTCAATATTCAAGCGTTATTTCTAAAGCATTGCCTTACGCAGGCACTGTGTTATCAGCATTGAAAGGTGACTTTAAAGGTGCGGCAATTCAAGGTGCGGCTACAGCTATTGGTAGTTTTACACCACTAGGCGCCGTCGGTGGCGCAATCATTGGTAAAGTAGTTAGTGGTTTGTTTGGAAGCAAGAAACAGCCTAAACGTACTGGAGGCTCATCAAGCACTTCATTAATTGATGGTGTCTTATCGCAAAATACTGGAAACACTAGGGGTTACAATTATAACACCAATGGCGCGGTAGCAGATTCTCTTAATAGTGCTACTGCAATGTTTTCAAGCACTCTTTCAAGTTTGTCAAAAGCGTTTGGCGGAAGCGGTAATGTTTCAGCGTTTTCAAGTTATTTTGGTCGCTCTGGCGGAGGATCATATCAACGTTTTGATGGCAGTGTCGATGGTCAAAGTTTTAAAATGTGGTCTCAAGGAAAATTTGGCGATCAAGATTTACAATCTTTTATTTCTAAATTAACTGGAGAATATTTAGCTAAGGCAATTCAATCAAGCGCCATAGGAACAAACATAAAAGCATTATTTAGTGGATTAACTGTTGCTGATGATGTTAATGCTATGGTTAATGCAACAATGGCATTACAAGATTCTCAAAAAGAACTTGCTAAAAAATATGGAATTACCGCAGATGAAGCTTCGCGCTTGGCTAAAGCAACTGGTTTATCTGGAGTAGCGTTAGCAGAATATGTAACTAAATTAGCCACTGCGACAGGAGCTTTACGCACCCCAGCACAACAAATTTTAAAAATTAGGGAAGAACTAACAGCCGAACTTGGTGGAATTTTACCTGATACTTTAGACCAATTTGACTTGCGTTTAAAATCACTTGATAAAACAACCGAAGCAGGTACAAAAGAGTTCAACAAACTTTTTTCTTCACGAGACAAAGTTGGCGCTTATTCAAGTGGTATTAGTGGAATTAGAAGTGGAGTTGAACAAGCAGTGTTTGGTTTAATGTCACAAGACCAACAGTTGCAAGCTAACCGTGAAGCACTGGCTAAATCGTTTGCTGATTTAGGTTTAGCTGTTCCTCAAACTGCACAAGACTTAATTAATCTTTCTAAAGGATTAGATTTAACGACGGAATCTGGTTTAAATATTGCCTTTGCTATGCCAACATTAGCCGAACAATTTAAAGCCGTGAGCGACGCGGCAGGCGAAACTGCTGGCATATTAAGTGACTTAAACGAGAATCAGTTTAAGAATGTTATCGACTTTAAACGCGCTCAAGCTTACAAAGCACAAGGTATGCAATACCAACAGCTTATCACTAATGTACCTAGTTACGATGTTGGTACGCCTTATGTACCACAAGATGGTTTAGCGATGATTCATAAAGGCGAAGCTGTTATTACTGCAAATGAGAACGCTACAATTGCTTCTACTAACAATGCCTTACTTGAAGAAGTGCGCATGTTGCGTCAAGAAGTTTCCATGTTAAAATCAGAAGCTAAGGCAACAACACAATACACTCGTAATACTGAAACTATTTTACGTAGAGTAACACAAGACGGTAACACAC